TTGCATATTGCATTTTTGCAAGTTAGATTTTTGCAATGATGCAAGCCAGTTATGGAACGGACGCAATGCCTTTCAAAAAGGGCGAACGGCCCCCAAATCCCGGCGGGCTAACCGTCCGCCAAATGAGAACGCGGCGAATGATTGAAGGGCTCGGCCAAGCGGCCGTTGAGCGGCTCGGCCAGTTGCTGCAATCCGACAATGAAACCGTCGCCCTGGGGGCGGCCAAGGAAGTGCTCGCCCGCGTCGCCCCAATCCCCAAACAAGCGAAGCTCGACGTTAACATTGAGCACGGGCCGAACGCTCACCTTGCGGCGCTTATCTCATTAAGCAAACGCGTCGCGCACAATGAGACAACAACCCCATTGCTGGACATCACACCCAAACTGGGCAATGAGGCGGGCGAACGGGTTGTCAATGGGCACAATGAGCAAATCGACCCGCTTGCCGTGTTGCACGCACAAACTGAGCAAGTGATTGAGGAATTGGTAGACGACGCAGAAGATGAGGACAATGACCCAATCTGAGGCGTTGGATCCATTCTGGGTCAGCGGACCCATTCTGGGTCGCCCATTATGGGTCGCCGGACCCATTTTGACCCCCCGTTACGGTGGGGCCCCCGGTGGGGCGGTCTTGGCCATGACCATCCGGTCGCTGTAAGGAAAAAATTATGGAAGAGGCTGCACCCCCTCCCCCTACGCCCTCCACAATGGAAGCGGCCTACGAATTATTTGTAGAAACTTACCGAAACAATCCCGTCGAGTTTGTGCAAGTAGTGCTAAACGCCTCCCCGTTGCCTTGGCAGCAAAACTTCCTCAACGCCATTGCGCGCGGCGAACGCCGCATCTCCGTGCGCGCAGGTCACGGCGTGGGCAAGTCCACGGCGTGTTCATGGGCGCTCATTTGGCACATGCTCACCCGTTTCCCGCAGAAGGCCGTGTGTACCGCCCCCACCTCCGGGCAGTTATTCGACGCATTGTTCTCTGAAGTGAAAAAATGGATAAACGTCCTCCCGCCCGTCCTGCGCGACAGCATCGAGGTTTTCTCAGATCGCATCGTACTAAAGGCCGCTCCCGAGAGTTCGTTCATAAGCGCGAGAACGTCGAGTGCGGAGAGGCCGGAAGCACTAGCGGGTGTCCACTCGGAGAACGTCCTGCTGATCTGCGACGAAGCGAGTGCTATCCCGGAACCGGTGTTCGAGAGTGCGGCTGGCAGCATGTCTGGACACGCTGCCACGACTGTCCTGATCGGGAACCCAACCCGGAATAGCGGGCTGTTCTTCCGCACGCACCACCAGTTGGCAAACGACTGGAAAACGATGCACGTCTCGTGCAAGGACAACCCGCTGGTGTCCGAAGACTTCGTCCGGCAAATTGCTGCGACCTACGGCGAGATGTCCAATGCCTTCCGCGTCCGTGTTTTGGGCGAGTTCGCCCTCCGAGACGATGACGTACTGATCCCCGCAGAACTCATCGACGCGGCGGTAGAACGAGACGTTGTGCTAGATCCGACTGCGCCTCTGATCTACGGCTTGGACGTGGCGCGCTTCGGTGATGACCGCACCGTGCTTTGTAAGCGGCAAGGCAATGTGGTCGTGGAACTGAAGCATTGGTCCGGGGCCGACCTCATGGAGACAGTGGGTAAAGTGGTCTACGAGGCCAATCTGGAACGTCCTGCTGAGATCTGCGTGGACAGCATCGGCATGGGCGGCGGCGTAGCCGACCGTTTGCGCGAACAAGGTTTCAATGTGCGCGACGTGAACGTGTCGGAAAGTGCGGCCATGAACCAGCAGGCTTACCGGCTCAGAGACGAACTGTGGTTGGCGGCGAAGGACTGGCTGCAATCGCGTGCGTGCAAACTCCCGCGCAATGACGATCTCCGCCAAGAGCTGGCTTCTCCACGCTACAACTTTGCATCGAACGGGAAGATCAAGGTGGAGGCGAAGGCGGAAATGAAGCGACGGGGACTGCGGTCGCCGGATCTCGCGGACGCGTTGTGTCTGACGTTCGCATCTGCCGCCGCCCAAGTGGGTGGTAGGGCACCGGCTTGGGTGCCCGGCAAAGCATTGCGGCGCAATGTGCGAGGCGTTGTGTAGACTTTTCCCCAGCAAACGGGTATTTTAATACGTCCCCCATAATCAGGTTCAACCAGTGGCCGGTTTAACGGAACTATCCCCACAGCAGCTTTTGATGCTCCAGCAAATGGGTTTGCTGGGTGGCGTTGGTGATATGTCGGCCATGTCGGGAGGCGGTCAGTTTGGTCCGACTTCCGTTGGCTTGCAGCGGCTTGAAGGGCCGAACGCGAATATCACGACGGGCAACATCGGTGGGCAGTTGCCGTTTGAAGGCGGCAGTGTTTCGGGCGGCGTTGGTTTGCAACGCATGGAAATGCCGGGCTCCGCACAGACGATGGCTACGCCTTCCCTCGCGGTGAATTACGGGCCATTGGGCGCGAATTACGGCGCGGCCATTTCCCCGCAAGGAACGCAGCACTCGGTCGGTGGGACGTTGGATCTAGGTTCGGCGCAACTCGGTTACACTCGCGCAATCGCGGCGGACGGGATGCCGGGTGCGAACATGTTTTCCATCGGAGTACCAGTAGGCAACGCGCGTTTGAACGCGGGCATGGTGCAAGGCGATAAAGTTCCGACGAGCTACAGTGGTGGGGTGACAATCCCCGGCTTGCTCGGCGGAGATTTAGAAGTCATGGGGCGGTACATGCCCGACCGGCGCGACCTCGGTGTTTTTGGTCGCTTCCAAAAGAGGTTTTGACATGAAGAAACCCACCAAGGCCCAGAAGAAGATCGGCAAGGTCATGGGCGAATTCAAAGGCGGCACGCTTCACTCGGGCAAAGGCGGTCCGGTCGTGAAGTCGAAGAAGCAAGCGATTGCGATTGCGCTGTCGGAAGCTGGCAAAGCCAAAGGCAAAAAGAAAAAGAAGTGATGCACCCCCATTTCTACGAAGGCATCCAAGGCTGGTTCAACTTTGCCACGGCATACAAGGATGCCGTGCAAAAAGCCGACCCGGGCGCTGTCTTCGTAGAGGTCGGAAGCTGGAAAGGCCGCTCAGCGGCTTTCATGGCGGTCGAAATTGCCAATTCGGGCAAAGATATTGAGTTCCATTGCGTGGACCATTGGAAGGGTTCTGACGAGGACGCGCACCATAACGATCCCGATAGGGGAAATTTGTTTGACGTTTTCAAGAAAAACCTGCAAAACGCGCCCGTTCCCGTCAAAATGCACCGCGAAGACAGTGTGATTGCGGCGGGACGCTTTAAAAATGAGAGCGTTGACTTCATTTGGATCGACGCGGGACACGACTACGACAGTGTCAAGGCCGATATTCTGGCATGGTGGCCTAAATTGAGGCCCGGTGGTACTATCGGTGGAGATGATTTGCCGATGGACGGCGTTTTCCAAGCAGTAACCGAGATTTTCCCGCACTATGACGCTGGTAATGAGACTGGCTGGTCATGGTGGCGAGTTCGTAAGGGGGCCTGACAGTGGCACGCGAATACGAAGTGAATTATGAGCTCGACGAAGGCGTTTCCCTAGAGGTCAAGGACGGGGAAAAAGAGAAAAAGTACAAAGTCACGCCGGAAGGCGGCATAGAAGCCGTCGAGGATGACGAAGAAGAGGGCAATGGCGGTCCGTACATGGCGGACGGCGAAGAAGAGCCCGACGAAGAGATGAGCGAAGAAGAGTTTTCCGCCGTCGTAGGCAGCGCCATTGACGATGCAGCAGATTACATCGACGAGTACGTCGCACCCGCGCGCGAAGCAGCGACCGCATATTATAGGGGTGATCTTTTCGGGAACGAAGAAGAAAATCGTTCCACGATTGTCCTGACAGAAGTCCGCGACACAGTCCTGCAAGTCCTGCCTTCGCTGTTGCGCGTGTTCACCTCCGCAGAAAAAGCAGTTGAGTTCGTGCCACGCAGCATGGAAGACGTGCCGATGGCGGAACAAGCCACGGACTATGTCAATTACGTCTTCTACCAAGACAACAATGGCTTCAAGGTTCTGTACGACGCGTTCAAGGACGCATTGGTCCGCAAGACCGGCATCATCCATTGGCGCATCGACGAAACCACGGACGTGCGCGAGTATTATTTTGAAAAGATCTCGCTCGAACAGTACCAGTT